TGGTCGAGGGAGCGGGCGCCGGCGGCTGAGGACGTGCGCGATAAATCAGGCGGCTGAAGCGCGATAAATGAGGGAAGTGGCGGGAAGTGGCGGGGTGTAGGGGGATAGGGATTGCAAAAGACTTGCGCGTTGTGGAACGTGAGCAGGAGGTCAAACTGACTTGTCGAGAAGGAACCCGGCGAGCTCGTGGAGGATGTCTGCCTCTACACCGTCCTGTAGCTTGCCGGCGGCAAAAGGCAAGAATGGGCGCGGAGGGATGTTGATTATGTGGGCGCCTCGAGAGTACCACTGCGCAAAATTTGAGGCAGCTTTGCGGACGAACAGGCGGCCAACGGAGCCGGTCCTGTCCTGTCTGAAATAAGCCTGCTGGCTTCTCGCTGGCATGTCGATCTCGCCGCCAAACTGATTAATAGCAGCATAGACGACATTAGTTCCGACTTCCGCCGTGTTGTCGCCGTGGCGAGTCGTGATGCTGTTCTTCAGGCGACTCGTATCAACCAGAATCTGTGGGTTCGCCCCGCGCGTCTTGCGCATCCGCTTGAGATCAGGCCACTTGCCGAGAGGACCTTCCGAGTTGGCGAAGTTCTCTTCGACACGATCGTTGAGCAGCCCGGCGATCTTGATCATGACGGGAGCGGGGTGGTTAATCCGGGCTGAAAGACCGGCCAGGGCAGTCCTGCCGCCATCGCCGGTCACCTTGACGGTGATCACGATCTTCTGCGGTCAGTAGACCGTCGTTTGCTCGCTTGCTTCGCCATCGAACTCTTCGTCGGAGATCGCTGCGCCAGAGTCGATGGCGGCGCTGATGCGGTCAGCGAACTCTTCGTCGCTCAGATGCTGCATGTAAAGCAGCGGCGGCGCGCTGCTGAACCGCGCCACATACTCCGCGAGCCGTTCGCTGCGCAAACTGTCGCCGGTTGTTACCTCAGACATCAGTCATCACCTCAAGGAAGACCCGATTCGTATCGGGCGTGAATCGCTCCAACACCTTTCGCCAAAATACCCCTCCCTCGCCGTGCAAGCAAGTCAGATTCGCCCATGCCTCGGTTCCGGCCAGAGATTCGTGCCTGGCGTAGTACGCTGAACTGTGTCCCCAGAGAGACAGCTCACGCCCGGCCACTCTGTTGAGCGTCACGCTGCCGATCAGATCGGATAGTGCGCCGCAAACACCCTTTGACCCGCAGGCGCTGACCTCACGCAGATTTCCCTTGCCGAGTAGAGCATCCATCAACCCCTGGGCGTCTTGAAGATCCCAAGCGGTGGCGATCCGGGCCAAGCGTTGCGCGAGGTCAATGCCTTGCAGGGTACTGGCGAAAACAGTGTGCTGGCGAAGCGCTGGCATCACCTCTGTGCGGTAATCGATGCCGTGACGTTTGAAGCGCTCAGCGATCCACGTTTCCCAGTCTCCAGAACGCGCGACATCTTCTGCCGCCACGCGGTACTGATCCGCAAGGAACGCCTGACGTGCCGTAACGGCTGGGCTCGAAACGCCGCTGCCGGAATGAGCCACCAGCCGTCTCGCATCAGCCTGCAGCGCCTCAGAAAACACACGGTCGGAGCTTGCGTACACCAGAGTCGGATGCATGTTGCCGTCCAAATGGTGCCCGTATTCGTGCCTCCAGGTAACCTGGGCGCGCGGGTCATCCAAGCGCCTCGATCCCATTTCGATATGCTGCCGCCAGCTGCAGCTGGCGGCCATTCCAGGGGTCTGTTTCAGGTCTCTCGGGTCACCGACGGAGGCAATTTGCTTCTTCAACCAATCCGGTGCGTTGGCGAACGATGCGTCGTGCCAGCGGCCCGCGCGCGTCGTGCTGTCCCAGTACGCCAGCGCCTTATCAGCTACCTGTGGCGCTGGTCTGCGGGCGTCGATCGAGACGGCTTGAGCCAGCTCTTTCGGCAGATTCAGCCGCTTGCGTTCGACCCGGTCGGCAATCCGAGCAGCTCCGGCAGCGCCAGGATTGTAGTCCCAGCCCACATCAGCCCAGAGCACCGTCCGCTTTCCAGGACGGGCCGGATCTCGGACCGACACGCCACGCTGCACCAGCTTCTGTGGGTCGACTTCACCGGTGCGACGATCGACGAGGCTGCGCAGCGGGACTTCCCGCTCAATGATCCGCGCTTCTGTTTCGACCCGCAGACCACGGCGCTCCAGGTCTCGCGCGGACAGTGCGCGAACGGCGCAGCGGCAATTGAATCCGTTTGGCGGACCGATCACAGACCAGACCGGACTATCGATCGGGAAGATCTTCCCGTTTAGGCGTGCGTGAGCCGGCCTGGTGCGCCCGTCCAGCACTGCCACGTACTGGAGGTATGGCCGCGAACCCGCATTGTCGACGAAGCGCTGCCATCGCCCAGCCGCATACGCCGTCTGCACGTTGGTCCGGAAGATCGTCTGCAGACGGCGCGGACTGCCCTCCTGTACGACCTCTGCCTGTCCGTCTGAGCCGACGACGATCTTTCGTCCCCACCAGCCCTTCTGCTGCAGAAGACCCGTCAAGCGCTGGTCGAACCAACGCTGCGTCTCGCCGCTTTCGAGCACTGCGCCGACCGCTGTGTGAATATCACCCAGGACGTCCATGCGAACGAGCTTAGCCACGGTGAACGCCGCGGCATTGGCCTCTTTCCAGGTGTCGTGCCAGTTCCAGGAAATGGCGAAACCCTTCGACTTGAAGGCCGCGATGGCCTCATCTGGCGGCAGATTGACTAGCGCAGAAAGGTCGATCGACATACCCGGTCAATCATTCGCGCCGGCCGACAGGCGCCCCCAGCAATCCGCCACGAAAATCGCCCGAGACAACGCCTCAACCAGCTGGTCGTCGTTCATCATCGGAAACCACTCGCCCATGCGAGCCAGAATCTCTTCCGGATCCAGGCCCTCTTTCAGAGCATCGAGAATCGGTTTGAAGAGTGGTGTCGTGACATGCTGCCAGTCAATTTCCGCGGTCATCCCATCTTCAACAGCGCCTTGTGCGCGGCGCAAAGAGTCTTCCTTCGTGCCGACAGCGCCGCCCGTTGTGGCGGCCAGCGCCGCCAGCTCCTCAGCGCTCGGCGCATCAACAGTCGGCAAGGCTGGCACTTGCTTGCCATCGTCCCCATCAACGCCGCCAGGAGGCTGAACGCCGAGCACTTCCTCTCCGTCAGCAGCTTCGGGAATATGCAGCCGATCGCGAACCCAGGAGGCAGGAATACTGAACAACCCGGCGAGCTTTGGAAGCGCATCCGCGTAGGCCACCAAGTCCTCCGGAACCCCTGTGTCGAACTCCAGGCGCGGGCAGCGCCGCAGGCTGTCGAGTCGGCCGCGGTTCAGCGCCACCAGCGGATACACCAGATGCCGAGTCAGCGTGCCAGCGATCTGCCGCGCATCAGCCTCCAGAATGTCGTGCCGCACCTCTTGGTGGACATTGCCGAGCGCGTTCGTGCTCGTCTTGCCGTCCGCCTGGCTGGTCAGGGTGCCACCCAGGATGCACTTGCTCTGCGCCCGGTCTGCCCAGCTCACCATGTCCAGATGTGAGCCGCCTCCGGTGGCGCCGCCGGTGATCTTCTGCACCTCCAGAATCATGTCGGCCGGCATGATTGCGCGCGCATCGTGCCCCAGAGCAGTCACCGACCGCAGCAGGCTGGCCTTCTCTGCTGCGGTCGCCCCCTTGGCGTACTTGCCGACGATGATGGGCAGGCCGTACGACTCGAGAAACTCCGCAAAATCCCCGATCCCGTACGCCTTGTACAAGAACGGCCACGCCAAAACGCGGTAAATGCCCATCCGCGCGATGTACCCCGTCTTCGCTTTGCCGTGCTCGTGAAGGATCCAGCCGAACTGCGCCAGAGCCGCTCCATCCGCGCTGCCGTCCCGCAGCCGAAGCGCCGTGCGATCCTGCGTGAGTTGGAACCACTCCTGTGGCCGCGGAAAGAACTCCGGCAACCACTCTCGTCCATCCTGCCGCCACGCCAGCTCAACGCCGGCAAATCCGTGACCAACGCCGTCCATGCACGCTAGAACCAGGTCCTCGAAATCGTCGACGCCGTCGCCGATCACCTCCTTGACCCATTCCGCGGACGCCTTTTCCGCGTCCGTTGCGTTCCGTGGCGGAACGATGTCCCAGTCGAGATTGAGCAGCGCCAGCTTCCGCTTGCCCATCTCCGCGCACAAGTGTGGATCGCGCTCTTCCATATCCGCGAACAGGCGATGCTGCCCGATCAGATCGCCGGAGTCAGCAGCCCGCAAAGTCGCGGCCAGCCGAGCAGGCGAGAGGCCGTCCAGCATCGGCGTCAGGTACTGGTTCTCGAGCGCGCGAATCGCCGCCGTTTGCGGCTCATGCAGCATGCTGCGGTCGATTGGCCTGCCGAACTGGTCCACAATGGTGCTCATAGCATGTGCCTGGATCGCATCCCTGCTTCATCTCCGCTGTCGTCATCGTCCGCGCTGTGCCGGCCGCCGGCATTGCCAATCGTGCGCCGCGGTACCGACTCGAAGCCATCGCAACGCCCCGGCATGCCCTCCTGGCGCAGAGCATAGTTCGCCAGGAACAGACCGATCGCAAAATCCCCGTGTCGCTGGTGTTTTGCCGCGCCTTCCCCGCCACCGGCACGCTGCGTCGCCAAGCTCGGCAGCTTCGGCACCCCGTTGATCCGCCTGATCGCCCGCAGATCGTCGCGGCACTCCTCGTCGCGCGGTAGGGCGTCAATGGTGCCATCCTCGAAAGCGGCCTTGAAGCGCGGCATCTCAGCCAAGTAGAACGCCTCGGACAGCTTCACCTGCGCGATCCGGCTTGCTCCGTAGGTGTCCGACGCAAATTCCGCCAGCGCCGCGCCGTTGCCGCTCGCATCGAGCGCGCCAAAGCGAAAGTTCGGCAGCCGATCGACGACGAACTCGAGCACCTGCTCCTGCTGCTTGAAAGGGCAATTGCCGAGCTCGATCGACACCTTGCATCGCTGCACCAGGTCGCCCCCTTCCTCCAGCACCGGCATCACCGTCAGGTCGCCGACGCGGGCGAAATCCAACCCGAATCCGTGCACGCGCTCCTTGTCGAGCAGTTCGAGGATCGGCAGCACCTCCTCCCGGAGCCAGGCCGCCACTTCCAGACGGCGCTGCGGTTCCGGCAGCAGCTGGAATGCAGCATCCCAGCGCTTGCGGATCACTGGAGTTTCCCGGCTCATCCGCGACTCGATCAAGGCCATCGGCAGGTACACCCCGCCGCCATCGCTCGGGATCACGTCCAATTCTTCGGCCGCCGTCTCGCCGTACATCGCGTAGATCTTTGCGACCCACTCCTCCTCTGTCTTGTCGACCAGACGGGCGCCCTGTATCAGCGCGACGCGCTGATACAGCCCTTGCTCTACTGCGTCTCGAAAGGTCGTACGGTGGAGTGAATAGTTCAGGCGCCCGGCCCGCACGTTCTCCACCAGCTCGTTGAACGCGTTGTTGGTCCCGTTGTGCGATGAGATCAGCCGCACCCGGCCGCCCCAGATCAGCATCGCCAGAGCCGCCTTCATCAGCCCGGGCAGATCATCGTGGAATGCGGCCTCGTCGATCGTCACCCGGCCCTGCTTGCCTCGGATCGAGCGCGGGCGGCTCGACAGCGCGAGAAGCTTCTTGCCGCTCGCAAAGTCGATGCGGAACGCCTTGATGCTGTCGCCGTCATCCTCGTACAGCGTCTCGCCAACCCACGACATCGCATGGGAATACGACTTCGACCACATCGCGGCGTCGTCGATGTATTCGCGGGTCATGTCCTCGCTGTAGCCGATGTAGAGCGCGTCCATCGCCCCGTATGCAGGAGCCGCAACCAACACGGAATCGGACGCATCGCACCAGCTCGCCCCGATCCGTCGCGACTTCTCCCAGATGGCGACCGGAGACGTATCGGCCACCCAGCGCTGCTGATACCGCAGCAGTACCGCCGGCGGGCGATCGCCATCCGGCGGCGGCAGGCTACCGCTACGGATGCGCGTCATCAGCTCGTGATGCCCAGAATCTCGCGGCGGATCAGGTCGACTGAATCAGCCGTCAGGCCACCGTGCCGCGCCACCTTCTCTACCGCGTCTGCCGCCACGGCGGCCTTTTCGCGCATGGACTCCTGCCACTTCTGCAGGGTCACCTGCATGCGCCCAACGTCTGCGTGCGCCCGAGCCACTACCGAGATTGACCGCGCCGCCTCTTGCGGGTCCGTGTCCGCCTGGCGCAGCGCTATCGATATGCGCAGTAGTTGCTCCTGCAAAATAGAGCTGGTGGCCGACAGCACGTCGCCCTCGTCGCCATCATCCTTGCACGCCTTAGCGAGCGCGCGCGTTCGCCGAACATCGGCCAGCGCCTGGTCGAAATCGGCTTCCAGCGCCGATCCGTGGCGATGCAGCGCGCTCTTGCTGATCTGGTATCCAAGCCCGCGCAGCCAGTCTGCCAGGATGGCGTAGCTGCCAAACCGGTTCTCCACCAGGCGGCGGTTGAGCTCGTCGCGAATCTCGTCAGGCAGTTGCCCGACCGCAGAGCGCGCCGGCATCTCAGCTCCCCGGCCGCGGCCGAGCGACACCGGGCACCGTCATGCCCTGTGCCACATCGAGCCCGCGGTCGGTGAGAGTCGCCAGAGTCACGCCGCGCGAGCCACCGGATTGCTGGGTCACCACCAGCCCCTGCGAATTCAGCCACGCGAGCTCGAGGCGCAGCGCGGACAGCCCCTGAATCGGTACGCCCTCATCCCGCAGAGCAGTGTGCAGGATGACGTCGGCAGACGTGTAATCGGGCGCCTTCTCAAGGCTGCGAAGAACCTGCAGCCGCGCCCACTCGACCACTCGCTCAGAAAACCCCATCGCTCTGCTCACTTGTCCAGAAGGTGCTGGTTGATCATGTGCAGCGTCTGCGAAATCGCCGCGACCGTGCCGCGCAGCTCGGTGGCCACTTCGGACACTTCGGAGATGGCCGAGTAGACCGGCGCCAGGTCCGCCCTCGTCGTCGTCTCGGAGAGTCGCACCCGGAGCGTCTGCAGTGTTTCGTCCACGATGGCCCGTCGCGCGTCCAAGTTCATCTTCACGTCCGCGATCTCTTTCGCCACCTCGACGCGCAGAGACTTGATCGCGTCCTGAGTGACCTTGTTCCGCCGATCCCAAAAGACGAAGCCAGAGACCATGAGCGCCCACAGCAGCGTCATCATGTCGATCCAGAAGCGGATCGTCTGATAGTCAATACCGAACATTCCTTATGCGCTCCTTTCGTTCCAGCAGGCGTTTGCACTCCACGCACAGATCGGTACCGGGGTAAGCGGCCCTGCGATCATCGGGGATCGGATCCCCGCATTCGCGGCAATCCGTCGCCGAGTCGCTGGCCTTCTTGCCTGACAGCCCAGCGCGCCGCTGCTGATCGGCGAACAGATCCTGGATCATCTCCGTCTCGCGGCGCGAGGCTCGATCGACCAGGTCACTCACTGGACACCGCCAGCGCGCCGTACAAGAACCACTCCGCCTCGTCCCGCCGTCTCGCGATGCGGGCCGCGTCGTCTTCCGGCGTTGGCCAATGGTGTAGCGCATCCGCCGCAGCGAGCTTGTCGCCGGCGTTGACCAAGGCGCGCAGTGGCGACCGCTCGAACGCCAGGATTCCGACATCGAACAGCAGGCTGACCAAAGCGTCGAACTCGTGTTGTTCGAGTGGGGTCTGCGCCGTCGCGCTGAGGTACAGTTCGAAGCAGCGCAGATCTTCACGTACAACGCCCGTGTTGGCGCGCGGCCCGCATCCCGGGTCGCGACAGTCGCCACCGAGCAGCCTGAGCCCGGCTTGAGAAACCATCCGGATGTTGCACCGGATTGAATTGATCGGTCGCGTGTCGTCAAAGGCCATGCCGCCATTTTCCCGCGCGCGCGCGGAGAACTGCACGATGAAACCATTCGACACGCACCACGAAAAACCCCGCACAGGGCGGGGCTTGATCATGGGTATGGACGGCTCAGGCGCTGGTTCTTTCCCGTTCCTTGCGCCTCTGATAGCGCAGCAGCAGCCCTTTGCGACGGTTCGGAGCCACCGGCGGATTGAGCACGCGCCGGTGTGTGACATGGGCGGCCGCGATCGCTGCGGTCACGATGTACAGCGGCGCCAGGAGCGATCGCCAGAACCGATACAGTGCGGTGTTGAGGCGCACATCCGGGGCGGTCGCGAGCAAGTGCTGCGATGTCAGGGCCGCCATGGCCTCGGCCGGCGTCATCGTTGCAGGCGTCAGATCGTCCGCATCCGGTTTCACGGCGCCACCTCCGGTGTCTTCACGCTCTTCGCCACGCGCTCTTCTGCCGAAGAGATCGATTTCTTCCATGTGCCGCCGAGGGCTTTCGCGAGCGCCGCGCCAGCCTTGCCATACACCCGTTTGCAGACCATGCCGTCCGGCCACACCTGGGCGACGATCGCGCTGCCGATGCCGCGGCTGTTGCCGTCTTCCACTTCGGCGAAAAGCCCCGACAGGGCGAGCTTCTGGCCCGCCGTCAAGTCCAGTTTCAACACGTTGAATCTCCTTTCGTCAGAGCGGCAGCTCCTGCTGCCGTTCGGGGTTTTGATCTCCACGGGCGCAGATCAGCTCCACTGCCCGTGATGTGATGGGGCTGAAGCACAGGACGATCTCGTAGACGGCCTGCCGGCCGGAGAGGCCGCCAGCGGTCAGGCGGTCATACTCCGCCCTGATCTTGCGCGCCCGCAGCTCGTCCCGAGCCGCCTTGCAGACCGGCACGGAAAGCGGCTCGCCGCCGCGCTTGGCGGCGAGGGTTGCCATGGCATCCTCGCCGATCAGCGCGGCCAAGTTGGTCCACCGCGCTGCCCCGAACACGTTGCCTGTTGCGCTCATGGGCACCACGAAGGTGATGCCGGCCCGCGCATTCAGCAGCGCGCAGGCCGCTTCTGCGCCGATCTCACGGATCAGCGCCAGCGCCGTGTAGGGCAGCAGACTGCGTACCGAAACGCAGTCATCAGGCGTCAGCTGGTGCACCGCGATACCTCCGCTTTAGGTGGAACTCCATCGCTGCGACGATCAGCCGCAGCTGCCAGGCATCGCAGAAGCGCAGCGGCGTGTGCACGTTGCCCGATTTGCCGGCGCCACCCATCTGCTTGGCGATCCCTTCGATGTAGGCCACTTGCATGCCTGTCTCGATTCCCGCCGCGCGCGCCTGCATCAACAGCTTGCGCAGCAATGGCTGCCGGTCGGACACCGCGGTATCAATGAACGCCCACTCATTGACGATCGGAGCGCCGGCCGCGTCGCGCTTGACGAAGCCGCAGCGAATCAGATGATTGAGCGCCGCGCGCAGTTGTTCAAACGAGAGACGCGCCGTACTTTCCAGCGAAAAGGACTGGCGTAGGTACTCCTTCCATGCCTCGTCGTCGATCGCGAGCTGACGGCGACCGCAATGGATGGCCGCAATCATCTTCGCTCGCTCTGCCGCCGGCCGGCGATCTGCTCCTGCCATCACCTTTCCCGTACGCCAGGCGGATCGAGATCGATGATTTCGCGCATTGATCTGGTTGTCTCGCGCGACAGGCGCAGGCGGACGATGCGCTGTTTGACCGACAGCTCCCGCCCGTCTGGCAGAAGTCGCAGGCGCGGGATGCGCCGGCGCAGTTGCAGGCGGCCGAACGAACCCAGGCGCACGTCCTCGCCCAGCGCCAGCGTCGCGGCGATGATCTCGCCGGCGGTCTGCAGTACCGACCGCACGACATCCGGATGGACATCCGCGTAGGCCGCCGTATCCTTGATCAGCCGACCGGTTTTCATGCCCCACCTCCGTTGATCAGTTCGATTTCGAAGGGTGTGATGACGAAATCCTCGAGCTGGCTGATGCGGATTCCGGGCACGTGTGCCACGGCAGACGGTTCGTTGAGGATCGCCTCCCGGCTGATCTCCTCGCGCACCCGAATGAAGCGCGACAGACCCAGGCGCCGCAGCGAGTCCTTCACCGACTCCTCGCCGGTGATGCGCACGGATGGCGGCCTGGTGCGCCAGCACACGTCGCCGCTGGCGAAGCTGTACGTCTTGCTCCTGCCGTCGTGGGTCAGTTCTGCGCGATGCGCGTCGCACCACCCCTGAACGCCCCTCTGCGCTGCGTCGATCCGTTGCCGGATCGGCTCTGCGCGCTGTTCGTACGATTCCTTGATACGGGTGATCGTCTCGTTCATCTCGCACTCGAGCAGCGTGAGTTCACGGCTGTCGATGCCGATGCCGGAGATCAGATCCGTCACCGCCTCGCGCGTCTGCGGCACCTGTGGCGCAACCGACTTGTAGCGCGCCCTGGGTTTTGTTCCTGCCATGTCCGTTTCCTTGTCTATGAACCGATCGTCAGATCGTCAGATGCGCTTCGCGGATACCAGATCCGCCGCGCGATTGCAGCGCTTTGCATTGCGGGCAGATCCGGATCCGCCTCCGGTCTGGTGACAGCCACTTCCGGCCGCAGCCGCCGAGGCAGAGAACCTCGCCGCCCAGCGGGTCGGACCGGGGACGCTTGGCCGCCTGGACGGCCTGGCTTTGCGCCACCGGCTGCGCCCCTGGCGAAGCGAGCAGGCGGGCCCGGTCGCCGATCGCCGAGGTCGAGCACTGCAGCGCCATGGCGATCTTCCCGTAGGTGTTGCCGGCAGCCAGGCGTTGCAGAATGAAGGTGTCTTCCGCAGGGCTGAACCGACCACGCTGATGCCGTGGGGGCGCGTCCGTCAACGCCGGTGGGGCAACCGTGGCACCCAGACGGCGGCCACGATTGGCGACCGACGATCTCAAGCGCCGCAACGCCTCGGCGATCTTCAGCCAGGTCTGGCCGGCCGCCCGCAGTTGCAGAATGGTCGCGTCTTCTGCGGCCGTGAATGCGGTGGCGGCCTGTTTAGATCCCATGTGGCCCCTCCCGGCCCGACCGGTGCCACGCGACTGACCAGGGCCTGCCGAGGATCCAGCAGATGCGCACGGCGCACCAGAAACGAACAAACAACCGCCACCACCAGCTCCAGGCCGCGCCGACGGCGCGAGCCGTCATGCAGACGAGCAGGACCGGCAGCCAGAGCACGACACCGAGAATCAGCCCGACTGCCAGCAACACGCCGCGCAGCAGTTGCCGCAGGGCCTCCGCGATGGCGGGGGCCATCTCGATGAGCGCTGCCGCCAGGATCAACAGCAGGACCGCGAGCTGTCCCCAGAAGACGATCTCCTCGCCCAGGTTCGCCACGATCATTGCCGTTCCTCCCACTCGATGCGCACGCCGTAGCGGATGGCAAACCAGGTGTGCACCGTCACGTCACCCTCCTGGTGCTGCGCCCGCCAGGCGCAATCGCCGGCGAAGAAGCGATGCAGGAACGGCGTGCTCTCGACCTGGATCACCGTCGCCCGGAGATCGACCGTCACGCGCCTGATTCGGATGCCGACGCCGATCAGGTACGTCGCCGCATGCAGCACGGCGTCGAGTTGCGTGCTCAAGTGCCGCATGCGCTCGCAGCGCGCCCGCTCGATCGCCCGCCGTGCCATCCGCAGCGCCGCGCGCATCTCGGGCCTCCCGTCGTCAAGCGCCGACCGACCCGCCGCGATGATCTCAGAGGACATCATCTTCATCGTCTTCCCTCCAGTAGAGTCCGTACTGCTGTTCCTTGTCGATCCGCGTCGCTACGCCGTGCATCAGATGCACGGAGCGCGCGATCTGGACCTGGTCCGCATGGTTGAACCGGAGCTTGATCCAGTCCAGGTCGCTGGCCAGCGAGGCCAGTTGATTCACCGTATCCCGGTCTGCCGCAGGCTCCTGGCGTCCGGCAGCCGCGACCGCTTGCGTTTCGCTCATGGCATCTGCTCCCGCACGGCGCGCACCAGCTCGGCCGTCACGCGGGGCGCGCCGAGCGTCGCCGCCTGGTTGATTGCCGCCGTCAGCAGATTGTTCGCCACCAGCGGGTGCGTCAGCGAAATGACTGCGATCTCGTTCGGGCCGGCGCCCGTCCGCTGGCGGATCGTCAGCGCCTGCATCAGGGCGTCGATCGCTGCCGGCTCGACCACCGCCGCCAGGTCCAGGCCAGCCGCCGTAAACCGGTGCGCCAGGTACTCGCCCAAGTTGGCGTCGAGCGGTGGCAGGCTGACGATCTGGCAGCGCTGCGCCACCTCGCGTACCGAGGCGCGCCGCTCGTCCAGCTTGTCGCGCAGCTCCGGCTGCCCGATCAGCAGCACCGACAGCAAGCGGCGCATGCCGTCCTTCAGCTCGAGAAATCGCTTCAGATGCTTCAGCGTCGGAATCGGCAGACCATGCGCCTCCTCGATCACCAGGAGGTGCTGCACCCCAATACGGCTGCTCGCGATCAACGCCTCATGCACCTGGCGGAAGCGCGCCTCCGGGCTGCGCCGGGGCGATTCGCCGCTGGCCACCGCGTGCAGGATGGCCTCGGCAATGTGATCCGACCGCAGGTACTGCCCCTTCCGGTCGCTGTCCTCCATCGCCAGCACGTACGGCTGAATCAGCCGCACGGGGCGGTTCTCCAGACGCAGCCGCTCCTCAAGATCCTCGCGCAGCGTGCTCTTGCCGCTGCCCGACTCGCCAATCAGCGCCAGGAATTTCGTGTTGCCGGCCGCCACCTGCCAGAGCGCCTCGCGGACGTAGCGGATGTCGCGCGACAGGTACACCTCGCGCGCCTCGGTCGGGTCTTCGAACGGATCCCGGAAGATGCCGAACTTGCGGCGCGCCGCGTCGCTCAGCGTCTGTTTTCGTAGTAGCATTTCAATGCACCTCTCCAGTGGGGTTGGATTACCAGACGGGGCCGCGTTACTGCGCGGCCCCGTCGCCTTTGCCGGCAGCGCCGGCAGCTTCTCCGTCTCGCCGACCGGCGGCGACTCGGATTCGAGAAACAGGTCCGTCAGCTCTTCGATGGGGACCCGCAATTTCGTGAGCACCGCACAGGCCATCGAGCGCAGATCGCGCCGGCGGATCGTCCGCGGGTATTGGTTGTGGCGGACCAGCAGACTGACCGCCGCCGGCGACAAGTGCATCTCGCGCGCCAGCGTCGCCTGTGAAATCCCGTGCCGCGCCAGCACATCGCCCAGGATCAGCATGCTCGCCGCTCCCCGGCCGCATCGGCGCCCGCCAGTTGCGCCTGCCATTGCTCAGCCAGGCGCGTGAACTGCGGCTCGCTGATGCCCTCCGCGAACCTCTGCGTGATCCACGCGTAGTGCTCCGGCAGCCAGTTCTCTTCGCCGAGCAGCGCCGCCATGCGCAGACAGGCTGTCGTCGCGCTCATCAGCGATTCGTCCGCCGCCGGACGATCGACGGCGATCGGCGTCCCGGATCTCGGCAGAAATGCCGGTACCGGCACCGAGCGGACATCAGCGAACGCATCCACCGCCCCGCCGAACGCCACTCCGCGCTCGCCGCCCTTGCCGCGGCGGACCTTGCCGATCTCGAGATCGTCGTCGGTGCCCCAGGCCGCGCGCCGCGCCGTCTTGCGCTCGGTATCGATCCAGGTATCCGCCGGCGCCTGGAAGCGTTCGCCGATCACGGGCGCATCCAGGTCGAAGCCGAAGTCGTCGGTCCGCAGCGGCGACACGCGGTGGCGCACTTCGCGTCCGGACGCATCGCTGACCAGAATGTCGATTGACGGCAGCGCATAGGGGCTCGCCACCGCGTAGAGCTTCTCCCCGACGGCCGCCCCCGGCACGCCAGCCACCGAGTAGGCCCGGCGCCCGTATCCCGGACAAGCGAAGGAGATCTGCAGCAAGTCGTTGACCGTGCGCTGGACCGGGGTGGTCATCACCAGTGCCCGCGTGATGTCTGCGCCGGGCGCCAGGCGCAGCTCTTCCGGGCGAATTCGCTGCCAGGCGGCAAAGCGCGTCTGGCCGTGCCTGCCATGCATCGCCGTGCTCTGGTACGCGCGGCTCCAGGTCGCTGCGAGGGCATTCAGAGCGTCGAAGTCAGCGACGCGCGTCGCGTGCAGGCGGCCCTCGAACTGCCGCTCGATGTGCGCGTGCATCGTCTCGACGGCGCCCTTTGCCCGAGGGTTGTGCGCGCGATGGACGAGCACTTCGATGTCCAGAGCCCGCGCGAGGCTGCGCACGATGCCGGAAGCCTGGGCGCTGCCGGGGTCGACGACCAGCAGCTTCGGCACGCCGTAGAACGGCAGGCATTCGCGCTGGTGGAACGCCAGAATGAGGAAATCGAGCAGGTTGCGCGACGTCTCGTGGCCCGACAGATAGTGCAGGTGGAAGGCGCCGCTGCAGTGATCCACTGCCAGGTAGCGCTGCACCCGGAGCTGCTGCACCCGTTCGAAGTTGCTCGGCTTGTTCTTGTTGAACGCGGCCTCGTCACAGACCTCGACACCGCCATTCGCGAGATAGAACAGCACGCAGGTCGACACATCCACCTGCCAGACGTGATTCGGGTGCAGGCTGCGCAGAGCCTGCGCCGGCGCCTGCTGCATCAGTTGATCGGTGTGGCAGCCGATGCGGCGCATGGCGCGCGCGATGGTGCTCGGATGTGCCGTGGTGGTTCGGACCGCGCCCGTCTGCGGGTCGGCCGGTGCGTTGGCGTTGTGGATGTCGCGCACCATGCGGATGGTCGGCAACACCTTGCCCGTCTCGCGCGCCCCGGCGAAGCGGATCGCCGCCATCTGCCGCACATCAGCATCAGACAGAGCCTTCAGTTGCCCGGAGTCGGATCGCCGCTTGCGCTCGCCGCCGTGGCCCATCTCGTGCAGCCAGCGCCAGAGCGTCTGCGCCGACACGCCGATCGTCCCGGCGACCGAGCGTACCCGCGGCGTGCTCTGGCCGTGCGGCAGCGTCGGCAGTTCCGCGGCGAGCTGAAGCACTATCGGCAGCTGCACCTGGCTGGGAGGCATGAGCATTTCTCCTCCCATCTAGCCGCGGACAGACGACGGCCGCGACCAAGACGGCGAGACGATCTCCTGGAAGTCGACGTCGATCCCGAGGTTGATGTACAGGTTGGCGATCTGTTGCGCCAGCCAGAATGCCGTCTCGTTGCCGTGGGCGATGTCCTCGGTAGCGCCGCCGCCTTCACGTGCGTCCTGCATCAGGTCGCGCAGCGGCAGGGCGAAGGCGGTGACTGCCTCGACCACGTCGTGCGCCGCAGCATGCAAGGCGTTGAGGCGAGCAGCGCGCCGGAAGCTATCGTCGAGCTCCGCCTGGTTCGGGACGTAGCGCGTGTGGGCGATCGCCTGCTCGCGCAGCGCGGCATTCTCGTTGCCGTAGTTCTTGATCACCGAATCCTTCGCGTCGAGGTTCTTGCGCGCCTCTCGCAGCGACCGGCGCAGCTCCGAGACGCTCATCCGATCCACCTGGTCGAGTTGCGTCGCATCCGCCGCCAGGTGGTCCAGCGTCTGGTCGTCGAGCAGCGCCAGCTCGTAGATCTTCGAGCGATCGAGGGTGAGGAGCGGCTTCAGCCGGTCGCGGTCGAGAAACTTCGTCGCCACGCTGGCCAGTCGCCGGGCGGTGTCCTCGGTCAGTCCAGCGGCGCGGATCGCTCGGCCATAAACGCCGCGCGGCAGTTCGCGAAAACACAGCACCGCGCGCCCGATCTCGAGCATGGCCTCGGTGCTCTGCGCCATCAGGCGCCGGACATCGGAGATCAGGTAGTCGAGCGAGGTGCCCTCGTAGCCGAAGCGATCCAGAACCGCGCGCACGTTGCGCTGCTCGGCCGCAGCCACCTGCAGGACCCCGACATCGACCGGCACCAGCTCGCCGCCATCGTTCTCTGCGCCATCGTTCTCTGTCATTTTCTTTCCCTTCGTGAAAAAACTCAGTCCGGCTGGCGCGTATAGCGCTGCTCGACCTCTGCGACCCGCGCCTGCGCCTGCCGCAAGCCATAGAAGAACTGCACCGCGATCTGCACCGGCTCCTGCCCGAGGCGCCACAGCTTGGCCGCGTCGCGTGTCGCCCAGCCCTTGCTCTCCAGACACTCCAGATCGCGCAGGACCGTCGGCTCCGGCTTGCCGACTTCGGCGGCGATATCGACCAGGCGCCGGCCGAACACTTCGTTTCCGGCCAGCGCGCGCAGCACATCCATCAGGCGGAGCTGCGCCGCGTTGTGACTGGCTTCCGGCGGGGTGTTCATGCAGTCTCCTTGGGCGTGCTGTAACGGCCCGGCCAGAGCACGTCGAGCGTCAGCCCCGTGGCGGCGGCGATCGCCGTCGCGATACGCCTTGAGGTCGACTTGCCCGTGACGACGTAGGTGACCGTCGTCGGCGAGACGCCGAGCTTCCGGGCGATCTCCGCCTGGGAAGTGCGGGCTTTCTTCAGCGCGCACTGGATATCCGCTGGTTCCATTGCTATCCTTCGGGTTCGGCTAACTTGTAAGGCGAAAGGCGAGCAGGCATGGGACGTTTCATTCTTGAAATCTACGAGCCGGGCGACGACCGCACGCTGGTCGCCTCTCTGGATTCCGACGCACCGCTGGTGGTCTCTGCTGGAGAAGTCCTGCACACCGGCCCCCTGACGGGAGCAAACAACCGGGTGCTGACCGTGACTCGTGTCGAGCACACGTTCTGGCAGAGCGAAGAAGGGGTAATCCACCAGCGCCGACTCTTTACCGAATGACCTTGTGGACGGCGCCGCACCTTTCATTGAGGCCGTCCGCGAAATATCCCGAGTTGCCGTTCTGCACGACCTCGATGCGACAGCCCAGCGGGTTGGCTTTTGCTTGGCGAACCAATGAGACGGCGTGCTCAAGGGCTTCATTGAAGTGGTAGCCATTGTCCAGGTCGGAAAAGTCGAGACGAAGCGTGACCCCGGCGCAGGCCGCGAGCATGCCTTGTCGATCCACGGCGGCTGCGGTGCTGAACGGCGCTTCCTGGAGTCGCCGATCCAGATCCTCGCGAACCAACGGGCTCAGGGGAGCTGCGGGTTTCCTGCCTCTCCTTGTTTGCTTCTTCACGAACTTGGCGGTGGTGATCACGTCGTCGGCTGCCAATCTGGCCAGCGATTCTTCTCCCTGCTGTGCCAGTGCTGATTCGAGACGGGTCACCCGCTCTTTCAAGTCCTTCAACAGGCGGTGCATATCCATCAGGAGCCTCCATGGAGGTGGTCGAGGTGTCGGCGCTGGCCGACGGGGTGAATGCGGAGTTCCGGGTAGCGGCCCGGCCAGGCGGATTCCGGGTCCAGGCCGGTGAGTTCGCAGATGCGGCGGGCGATGCGAATGGATCGGTGACGGCCGTGGATCACGTGCGAGACGTTCATCGCCGACACGCATGTAGCTCTCGCAACACTGGAGAGGCTGGAACCACAGATGCGCAACTGCGCTTTGATCAGTTCGGGGTGCATCGAAGGTCGCAACGTGCGGGGCTTGTTTAGCAGTAAAGGCAAGTAATGAGGCGAATATTAAGTTCCCGTTTGGCACTTTGTCAAGTGCCGTATGGAGATTCACATGGTCGAGTTAGATCTGGTCGAGATTGGTGCGCGAATACGCCAAGTGCGAGGGTCCATGACGCAGAAAGAATTCGCCGACCGCCTTGGCATAGGGAGAACTTCTGTCGTGCGCTACGAGTCTGGCGAGAGATCTCCGGACGCGGTGTTCATCGCCCGGGCTCACGCGCTTCTCGGTGTTGATCCGATCTGGCTTTTGGCTGGTGTGGGCGGCGGCGCGACGCCAGCGCTAACCCCTGAAGAATCCGCGCTCCTGGACAACTTCCGCCACTCGCCGCCGGCGGCGCGGAAGGCCATCAAGGCGACGAGCGATCTGCTCGCGCAACACGGAAGACCTGGAGACGAGGCAGAATGCGGCTGATCCACAGCGATGGCATGCCGGGTAGATCAGGCCGGTACGGCTGCAGCCTGTGGTCCTGCTCCGCGCGTAACGAACACAACTCACGGAAAGGTGGCACATGGCAAACAACACGATCATCTTCGAGAATCCGCGCACGGGCCAGGTGCGTTCGGCCCCGGTTGGCTTATCGTGGACAACGCTGTTGTTCGGACCGTTTCCCATGCTCTTTCGAGGGAGTTGGAAATGGTTTGTGATCATTCTTCTCCTGGCTCTGATCACGGGAGGTCTGAGCAACATCATCTTTCTCTTTGCGGCCAATAAGGCTTACATCAAGGAGTTGATCAGCGAAGGATTCCAGGTGAAGTCCGTCGCCAGGGGTACGCTGAGCGAAATGGGAAAACAGCTTGGTTATGCCCTGCCGCTACACGAATCGACGGCTAGACCACGCTCGCGTATCGCTGCCGACCAGATGGCCAGCGATGGGCGCTAGATCAGCGGCCGCCGTTGCCCCGCCGGACATTCCGATGTTCCTCCCCGTCCTCTCCCTGGCCCTGCTGCTCGCATCCGCTGGCGCCGGCGCCGAGATCCTCGCCGGCCAGGTGGTCCGCGTGGTCGATGGCGACACCGTGACGGTGCGCTCTCTGGACGGCCAGACGCACCAGGTCCGGCTGGCTGGCATCGATGCCCCGGAGCGGGCGCAGCTGATCGGTGCGACCCTGCCGGTCAACCAGTTCGCAGCACGAGACGGATAATCCGATGAGGGCACGATGGGCAAGTTGATCGACGGGGACGATGGCCCGCCTGTCGAGGAGGTTGGCGCGTGGGCCAAGGAGAAGCACAACTACCTTTGCCGGTACATCGACATTTCCCGCAGTGCGCGAGCGAAGTACATCGGGCCGGGCAAGGCCGGGGCGACCTACCTGGATCTGTTCTGCGGGCCCGGGCGGTGTCGAGTCCGGGAAACCGGAGAGTGGATTGACGGCGGGGTCGTCGCGGCCTGGAAGAAGAGCCGCGAAGGCGGCGCACCGTTCACCCGGGTCTATATCGGCGATCTCGATCCACTAAGGAGGCAGGCGGCGGCCGGCCGCCTGCGTCGTCTGGACGCGCCGGTCATCGAGATGGAAGGCGCGGCGGTCGAGACCGCCAGGAAGGTCGTCGGCGAACTGAATCCCCATGGGCTCCATTTTGCCTTTCTTGACCCGTTCGACCTGGCGGCACTGGACTTCAAGATCATCGCATGCCTGTCCAAGCTCACACGCATCGACATGCTGGTGCACATCAGCCAGATGGACCTGCAGCGCAACGCGGTGAGCTACGCCACTGCAGCGGAATCGCCCTTCGATTCGTTCACGCCGGGTTGGCGGCAGAGGGTACCGGTGGGTCTGCCTCAGCAAACGCTGCGGCGTCGGATCTTGCAGGACTGGCGCGACCAGGTGGCGGGGCTCGGTGTCTGGCCGTCGACGGAAATGCGGCTGCTCACCGGCGGAAAGAATCAGGCCCTCTACTGGCTGCTGATGGCCGCCAGGCATCCCCTGCCGCACAAGTTTTGGACCACTGCGTCCAACGTCGAGGGACAGGGCCGCTTCGACTTCTAGGGATGCGCGCCACCCTGCGGATAGGCGTCCCAGGTGCGGCCGCGAAAGACGCGCCCGTTCGCCTTCTTGTGGCGCTTGACGCCGTCAGCGCCCCAGCCACCCCACTGCTTGAAGAAGAACGCAGCGCCGGCCGCTGCGGCCTGCTCCTGCACGCGCGACACCCATTCCTCGCGCATCGGCCGGGCCTTGGGGCCTGATTCGCCCCCGACGATCACCCAGTGGATGTCGCGTAGATCGACGCGGCCCAAGTCTTCCAGCAGCGGCTCGATGGAGAGGAAGCGGATCGGCGCGTGGACCTGACGCAGGAAATCGATGCGCGGCAGACCGTGCTTGCGGTCCTCTACCGACACGCCGAGCCAGACGTTTTGTGGGCAGGATCGGCTGGCGAAATACTCCGGCAGGCGCGCGGCCCGCTTGGTGAGGATTTGATAGGTGTGTTGCGGCGTGCCCTCGATGATCGCGAAGACCTGATCGAGAAAGCGGTCCGTGACGTTCTCGTGGAAGAGGTCGCTCATGCTGTTGACGAAGTAGGTGGTCGGTCTCTTGCGCGCCAGCGGCTGCGCCAGCCGGTTCTCATGCATGCTGAGTACGAACTCGTTCTCGTAGCCGTGCGCGCCCATGGCGTGCAGTCGCCGCGCCATCCCTTCGGCGTAGCAGTTCTTGCATCCAGGAGAGACCTTGCTGCATCCGGTGGTCGGGTTCCAGGTGTGTTCCGTCCATTCGATGGTCGATTTCGTTGCCATGCGTCCTCCTGTTTCGTCGATACCTCGGCTGCTGGATCATAAATCAGCGCGCGCATGATATGCGGGATTGTGGCTTGTGGTTGGCTCTCCCCCAGAATGCCGGATGTGTACCCGGTCCCTCGTTGGTGATATCTTCGGGGCCGCAGAAACCGCTGAGCCAACGGGGTTATGTCTTGATGGACGACCTGCCTGTAGAACCGCCTTTGACGGCGACCCGCCCCCGTTTGAGCTGCTGGCGCAGCAGAACGGGTTCCGCTTCTGGCTGGCTTTCGACCTCGCCCGCGCCCTGGGTTACGCCGACACCAAGCCGTTGCGCAAGGCTTTGAACAAGGCGCCGGGGGTGTCTGCATGATGCGGAACTGAAGAAGCTGGACGCGCCGTCGAAGAAGCCTGTCAAGAATGGTTCGGATGAGCCCAGGTCTTGATTCTTGAAAGGCTATCGGTGCCTGCCAGGCCACCAACCCACTGCCCGAGTCGTGATCGGGCGTTTATAAACGCGCGGCGGCCGCTCTGGGCGCCAATTCGCACTGGTGACGGAAACACAATCGGGGCATGCAGAAGACTAGGCAGGTTTATCGCGATGTTCGTGACGTGCTGGGCCGCTACTGGGCGATCTATGGCGGGCTCGCGGCCTTGTTGCGCTCACCCTACTTTCATCTCTCGATCGTTCTGACTCCCGACTCCGAGCCGTTTTGAGAACGAGCGCGACGGCGCCGCCCGTCGAATCGCTTCGTCCTTCTGCCTTGCGCGCGCGCGACCGACAGTGGACGCATGTCGCTTCGCCAAACCACCCGCAAGAGCACTGGCCGCACGGCCGCAATCGCGAGCTGTGCCGTCGATCTGGCCGGCGCCGGCGGCGCGCCACGAGACGTGCGGTTGCTGCCGGCGGGCGAGTTCCGCTCCTGGGATGGTCGCCCGACTGACGTCGCCGCCTGGGTGATGACGGACGAAGACGGCCTGCGGCTGGTGGCGGAAGCGGCGGCGCGGGCGAGCGACCGAGTCATCGACTTCGAGCACGCGACCCTGCGTGCGAAGTCCGGTGGCGATCGGGCGCCGGCTGCCGGCTGGTTCCGGCGGCTCGAGTGGCGTCCCGGCGATGGGCTGTGGGCGGTCGGCGTGCGCTGGACGGCGCAGGCTGCCCGGCACATCGCCGACCAGGAATACCGGTACGTGTCGCCGGTGTTCTCCTACGACAAGGATTCGGGCCGCGTGGAGCGGCTCTTGCACGCCGCACTGACAAACGACCCGGGATTGGACGGGTTGACTGATCTCGCCGCCCTGGCGGCCGAGCTGTTTGCATCACCCACTATCGCACAGGAGTCTGCAATGCCTGCCATCCTCAAGAACTTGCTGGCCGCTCTCGGCCTGCAGGAGACCGCTACCGAAGCCGAGGCGCTGTCGGCGGTCGAAGCCCTGAAAACCAACGTCGCCATGCTGAGCGCGCAGGTCGCGGCGCCCGATCCCTCGAAGTACGCCCCCCTGGCGGCGCTCTCGGCGTTGCAGACCGAGAACGCCCAGGTGAAGGGCCAACTGGCAGCGCTCACCGGCGAGATCGCCGCGGCAAAGGTGGCGAAGCAGGTTGCCGATGCCCTGGCCGCAGGCAAGCTGACGCCGGCGATGGAAGACTGGGCCAAGACCCTCGGGGCAGCCAACCCGACCGCGCTGAGCGCTTTTCTCGATGCCGCTCCGGTCGTCGTCGATCTGGGCGCCAAGCAGAGTGACGGCAAGCAGCCCGCTGGCACTGGCGGCCAGGCTCTGAGCGCGGCGGAGCTGGCGGTCTGCCGGTCGATGGCTCTCGCGCCGGAGGACTTCGCCAAGACACGCCAGGCAGCCGCCTGACCGGCCTGAACCATTCCATTTCCCAGGAGACCTGAATGTCCGCGCTCACCGCCGACCGCAATACTCCCAGTCGTGACAATGTCGATTTCTCCCTGCCGGTTGCTGCGTCCACGAAGCTGTGGGCGGGCAGCATTGCCTGCCTCAACGCTTCCGGCTTCCTGACCAAGGGCGCCGTCTCCACGACGCTGAAGACGGTCGGTGTCGTGCAGGAGACCGTCGACAACACCCTTGGCGGAAACGGCGCGGTCGCCGGCAAGGTGCGCCGCGGCTGCTGGAAGTTCGGCAACTCGTCGGCGGGGGATCTGATCGCCGCCGCCGACTGGGGCGCGCAGTGCTTCATCGTCGATGACCAGACCGTGGCCAAGACGAACGGCGGCTCGACACGCTCGGTAGCCGGCATCATTCGCCATGTCGAAGCCGACGGCGTGTGGGTCGAGTTCTGACCGCAAGATCCATCACTCACCAAGGAGTTTCCTATGCGCCATCTCTTTTCGTTCCGGTACGCCGCCATTGGCCTGGCGGTCCTGCTGGCCTTCGCGTGGTCCCTCGCCTTTCTCGTCGGATCGGCGGCGCCGATGGATCCCGGTGATCCGTGGCTGTTCGGCGCCGCCGGAATCATCGTCAACCGCGACAGCCTCAACGCGATGTACAACGGGTTCAAGACCGCCTACAACAACGCCTTTGCCGGCGTGCAGCCGATGTGGAGCAAGGTGGCAACGCTGGTGCCGTCGTCCGCCAAGGTGGAGAACTACGGCTGGCTGGGGCAGTTTCCCAAGTTGCGCGAGTGGGTTGGCGATCGCCAGGTGAAAGGCATCGCCGCGTCGAGCTACCAGATTGCCAACAAGAAGTTCGAGGCGTCGATCGGCGTCCCGCGGGATGATGTCGAGGACGATACCTACGGGGTGCTGACGCCGCTGTTCTCCTCGATGGGCCAGTCGGCAGCAGTGCACCCCGACGAGCTGGTGTTCGCGCTGCTGGCGGCCGGCTTCAGCACGACCTGCTTCGATGGCCAGTATTTCTTCGACTCGGATCATCCAGTCGGTGCCGGGGTCGTCAGCAATACGGGCGGCGGGGCGGGCAGCGCCTGGTATCTGCTGGATACCTCGCGGCCGCTGCGCCCGATCATTTTCCAGAAGCGCCGGGAGTACGCGCTGACCGCGCTGGTCGACGCCAATGATGAGGGCGTCTGGATGCGCGACGAATACCGTTACGGTGTCGATGCGCGTGTCAATGTCGGGTACGGCTTCTGGCAGATGGCCTACGGCAGCAAGCAAACGCTGGACGCGACCAGCTTCAATGCAGCGGTCGCGGCGATGATGGCGTTCGCCAGCGACGATGGCCGGCCGCTCGGCATCAGCCCGAACCTGCTGGTGGTGGCGCCCGGCAACCGTGCCGCCGGAAAGGCGTTGGTCGAGGCCGAGACGCTGGCAAGCGGGGCGAGCAACACGAACTTCAAGGCGGTCGAGCTGTACGTCTGCCCCTGGCTGACCTGATAGCAACCAATTCTCTGTGGACGGTAGTGGCGATTGCTCCCCGCCCCGCGAAGAAAGATTGTGCGGGTCGGGCAGGGCACATGGCGTCATTGACGACGAAATAGGAGGCATCATGAAAGCAGGCGTTACACAACAAGACCCAGAAGCCCAGGCCGCTACGCCGCCTCGCGCCCAGGCCAGAACGCACCGCGTCAGCGCCGTGCCTGGAAACGGCTTCTGGAGAGCCGGCAGGCACTGGACTCGCGCCGGTACCGAGATCGACATCGGCGATTTCACCGAAGATGAGTGGGCGGCTCTGACGTCCGAGCCGATGCTGGTCGTCGTCGCACTTTGATCCGTAGGCGGCGGGAGGTACTGTGACTATAGGCAGCTGGAACGAAGCACAACTGGCCGTCATCGACGCTCGCCTGGTGGTCAACCCGGATGGCAAGCGGATAGGGTTTGTCGGGCCGGATGGGCAGATTTCTTTACTCGGTCTGCTCATCTACGAGCCTATGTCCGGCGGCAATGCCGGGGTCTTCGTCATGTCTCCGTACGATCTTGTAGACCCGAACTTGAGCAACGCCCTGGTGCTGACGACATCCTCTGCGCCGTATGCGAGTAAAGCCGGCGCCGCTGCGAAACCGCTTGGCGTCGCCGGAACGAACAGCGATCCAGCGGCTACCGCAGATGCGACGAAGGGGACGCCGTGGATCGCCGATCCAGACTATGTGGCCGGCATGGCTGGTGTGAATACCATCGTCGGCGGTTACGACCATGTCTGCAACCAGCTCGCAGGTAGCATCGTCGGCGGCGGTCACAACTACATTCAATATCACGTCAACGGCCACAGTTCGATCTTTGGGGGCGCAAACAACCGGATTGATTGCGGCCGATCCACCATCCTGGGCGGATCGTCATGCACGGTGAACGGTGGCGCGAACGTGGCCACGATCGTCGGCGGGGAATACAACACCTGCCAAGGGTCACGCTCCGCCATAATCGGCGGGCTGAACAATACGATTGTTGCGACGGCAGCCTATTCAGGGGTCGTCGCGGGCCGTAGCAACACCATTGCATCCGGCGTCGACTACGGTGCCGTCATCAGCGGGCAAGGGAACACTGTCGCCCATGACTATGCGGTGGTCCTTGGGCAAGATGGCGTGAGCCTGGGCGTAGGGACGTTGACGCTTGCGCGCACGAAACTCTCTGTGGCTGGTGATGCGCAAACAGTCATCCACGAATACGCCTGGAGGACCACAAACGCGACGATCGCCAACATGACCCAATTTGTGCAGATTGATGTCACGGCAAAAGCCGCTCTGGCCATTCGTGCGCAAATGGTTGCCATTGACGAAGCCTCCGGCGCATGCGCCATCTATTCATGGGATGGCGGCATGATCTGGGACGGCGCGGCAATAGCAACATTTTACGATATCGCAGGATCCGGGGCGAACCGGAACTTCGTGCAGGTCGTGGACAATATCGGTGTCGCAGCTTTGCCGCAATGGTCAGGCACGACGGGCGCCGTGAGGCCGCGAGTGACAGGCAAAGCAGCGACTAATATCAAATGGTCGTGCACTGCCGTCATTACGGCGACGAGACTGTGACCTACGCCACCCAATCCGACCTGATCGCCCGCTTCAGCGAGCAGGAACTGGCCGAGCAGACTGACCGGGTGAACGGCGCCGTGGTGGATGCCGCGGTCGTCGCCCGGGCGCTGCTGTACGCCAGCGCGGCGATCGACGGCTACCTGGCCGCGCGCTATGTGCTGCCGCTGCCGTCGCCGGTTCCGGATCTGCTGATCGGGTTGTGCTGCGACCTGGCGCGCTACGACCTGTACACGGACGCTGCGCCGGAGCAGGTGCGGGATCGCTACAAGGATGCACTGGCTCGCCTTCGGGACATTGCGACGGGGGCGCTGCGGCTCGATGCGGCAACGCCGTCGGCGGGTTCGTCCGGGCTGGTCGAAGTGGTCTCCAGCGAGCGGCTGTTCTCGCGAGGCGCGCGCTGATGCTGGAGCTGGAGCAGCCGCTGATCGCCGAGATCGCCAAGATCCCGGAGCTGGTCAAAGTGTATGGTATGGCGGACTTCGAGGACTTGACGAAGGCCGGCAAGCCGACTCCATGTGCGTTCGTGATCTACGATGGGTACCGGGTGATCGAAGCGCATCGGCAGCGCCGGCAGGCGCGGGTGGAAACCCGCTGGCTGGTGGTGCTGGCGGTGAAGAGCGCAGCGCGCGCGGCGGAGGGCGGTGCGGCCCGGCTGGCAGCGGCGCCGCTGCTGGCGAAGATCCTTCGGGCGCCGCTCGACTGGACGCCGCCAGCGGGCTACACGCCGCTGACTCTGGAGACACCGCCGCCGCCGATCTTTGAAGCCGGGTCGCTGCTGTTCCCGCTGGCCTTTGCGACGCAGCACGTGGTGTAACGCACCGCGCAACTTTTTTTCAGGAGACAACATCATGGCGGCACGTGGATTCCTCGGTGGCGGCGATCTGTACATCGACCGCTACGACCCCAGTACGGGTCTCAAGGTCGGCCGGGTCGGGCCGTTCGAGTGCAGCAAATTCGAGATCAAGGCCAACTCCGAACTGAAAGAGCAGAAGTCGAAAGGCAAGACGACGTACGGACAGGTGATCGAGTCGGTTGCTCTGTCGCTGCCGGCGGACTTGACGGTCGAGCTGTCCGAGCTGGACAAGGACGGCCTGACGCTGGCGCTGCTCGGCACCCAGTCGGTGATCAATCAGGGGTCGGGCTCGATCACCGATGAGGCGATGATCGCGAAGCGCGACAAGTGGGTTTCGCTCAGCAAGGCCAACTTCGCGGTGGCCGGTTTTTCGGTGAAGCACACGTCAGGCACGCCGACGTACGTGCTCGGCACGGACTACGACGTCAACTGTCGCCTGGGCATGGTGCGCGTCAAGTCGACCGGCGCGATCGCCGACGGTGCGTCGGTCAAGGTCAGCGGGTCGTACAACGCCAGCACCGGCACGCGCATCGCCGGTGCGACGCAGGCGCAGGTGCGCGCCGAGTTCATCCTCGATGGCATCAACTTCGCGGACAACTTGCCGGTGATCTGCACGGCCTGGGAGGCGGTGCTCGCGCCGGATAGCGCTTTCGACTTCTTGGGTGACGGCTTCGGCGTCATTTCGCTGAAGGGGCGTTTGAAGACGCCGACGGGCAAGACCGAGCCATTCCAGGTGGACCTGCTGACCGCCTGACGACACCAGGACCGTCCCCGAAAAGCCCCGTCCGCGGGGCTTTTTCATGGGCGATCGTCGAACCGGTTCGGGATGCGATCGCCCTCGCGCGCGCGCGACAATGGGGCATGGATGACAATCTCAAACTGCAAATCGAAGTCGATGCCGCCGTCGGCGGCAAGGCGGCCGTAGACGGGCTCGGGAAGTCGATCGATCAACTGGGCGCCGATGCGCGCGATACGGGCGCCGAGGCGGCCGTGGCAAGCAAGGGCATCGAGGGGATCGGCGGCGCGGCACAGCGGGCCGCTGCGCAGGCGGTGCCAGCACAGAACGCGATCAAGGCGAGCGTGCGCGGCATCGCCGACGAGATCAGTCTGCTGAAGAAGGCGTACCTGGCGATCGAGGGCGGCGGCGCGCTGACCAGCGCGGCAGCGGCGCTGGCTCGGATCGCCGATCAGTACCAGAACCTGCAGGCGCGCCTGCAGCTGGTGGTGGGTGAAGGCGAAGCCTTGCGGCTGGCGCTGCAGGGGGTCGAGAACGTCGCGCTGAGCACGCATACGGCGCTCGACTCGACGGCCACGCTGTTCGCGCGGATCGCCGAGGTGGGCAAGACGCTGAATGTCGGGCTCGATGGTTCTCTGGCGCTGACCGAAACGGTGGCGCGCGCGACGCAGCTCAGCGGCGAGTCGGCGCAGGCGTCGGATGCGGCGATCAGGCAACTGATCCAGGGGCTGCAGAGCGGCGTGCTGCGAGGCGATGAGTTCAACTCGATCATGGAGCAGGCGCCGCGGCTCGCGCGGGCGATGGCGGATGGGCTCGGCAAGACCACCGGCGAGCTGCGGCAGATGGCAGAGGCCGGGCAGCTGACGAGCGCGACCGTGATCGGCGCGCTGCAGGGCCAGTCGCGGGCGATCGAGCAGGAGTTCGGCAAGCTGCCGCTGACGATCGGGCGTGCCTTGACGGACCTGTCGAGCAAGTGGGAGTTGTTCATCGGCGGGGCAGACCAGGCATCCGGCGCCAGCAGCGCGGCGGCTGCGGTCATCGAGGCGCTGGCGAACAATCTTGACCTGGTCGCCGCAGCGCTGATCAACTCCGGGCAGGCGTGGCTCGGCTGGAAGGCGTACAACATCGTCGCCGAGTTTCTGACGCTGCGCACGGCCGTGCTGGGTACCGCCGCGGCAACCGGAGTGGCGACAGCGGCGACCGTGGCCAATACGGCGGCGACGGAGGCCAATACGGCGGCGCAGGTGGCCAACAACAAGGCGCGTGTAGATGGCGCGGCTGCGGCAAATACCGCCGCTGGAGCGAGTTCCAAGATTGCCGGCGCGCTGTCGCTCGTCAGGGGCCTGTCTCTGGCCTATCTGCTCACCAACCTGCAGGACATCGGCCAGTGGATCGCCAAGACAGCCTACGGCCTCACGGATGTCGCGAAGCGGGAAAAGGCGATCGAGATCGAGACGCGCGCCAACGAAATGGCGACGAAGGCCGCGGCCGCTGCCGAGGCGGAGCGGACGCAGCAGATGCGCCTGGCTGAGGAGGCCAGCCTGGGTCTCTCCGGTCGGTCAATACAACTGGTCGCCGATTTCGAAAAGTTGCGCCAGAACGGAGAAAAGGCTGGCGACGCGGTCAAGAAACTGGGCAAGGAACTGGATGTGTCGAGCGTCCAGGGGATTGCCGAGGCCGGGGCGGCGCTCGATGCGCTGGCGCGCAAGGGGCAGATCTCCGCCAGTCAGGTGCGCGATGCCTGGATGCAGGCGCTGTCTGGCCAGGATCTGCGGATCTTCGAAGTTCAGGCGATCGCGGCATTCGATGGCACGGCGCAGGGGGCGGCGCGCCTGGCCGCCGCGCTGGACGCGGTGCTCGACGAGGCTGTCAAGCGCACCGGCAAGGATCTGGGCGAGCTGGCTGGCGGCATCGGCGCTGGCGCGCAGAAGGCGATCGGCGATTACGACACGCTGCTGACCCGCATGGATGAGGTGCAGGCGAAGGGGCTCGATGTCGGCGAGGTGCTGGCCAGCAGCCTCGACCAGGCGAGCAAGGCTGCGGGTACGGAAGCGGCGATGCGTGCGATCGTCGAGCGCTGGGAAGATCTCGGCCGCCAGGGTCTGGTCGCCGGCGATCGGCTGCGCCAGGGGCTGGATGGGGCGAAGGCGAAGCTCGATGAGCTGGCGCCGGGGATCACCTCGGTGACCGAGGCCTGGAAGACACTCGGACTGAAGAGCCAGGATGAGCTGAGGCGCACTGCCGAGGTGGCGACGCAGGCGTATCAGACGATCCTGAACAGCGGGACGGCGACGCCGGCGCAGATCGCTGCCGCATTCCGGCGCTATGCCGAGACGGTGATCGAGGCGAACGGCGGAGTGGCGAGCGATCTGTTGAAGATCCAGGCGGCCATGCGCGGCCTGTCGATCGATGTGGATCAGGCGGGCAAGGCCATCGTGAAGTCGATGAGCGGCGGCGCCGCCGAGACCGAGCGGTTTGCCGCGGCGACCGAGCGCGCGCGCGGCAAGGTGGTCGAGCTGAAGGATGCCGCCGGGCCGGCTCCAGGCGGCGGGCTGACGGGCAATGTCCGTGGTACCGTCAGTCGCGGCGGCGGGATCGATGCGGAGATACAGCTGCGGCCGCAAGAGAAGGTGTTCTCCGTTGAGCAACTGAAGGCCATGAACTACACGCAGCGGCAGATCGAGGACTACTACAGCAACCTGAAGCTGTCGGAGGCGGACAAGGCTGCCGGTCTGGTGAGTCGCCCCGTCAGCACGCAGGCGATCGACCATGAGCAGATCGGCCGCTCGCTGGGTCTCGCCGGCCCGGCCGTCAAGGCTTTCGTGGCTTCGTTCGGCGAGGCGCTGCAGGAAGAGATGGCGGCGATGAAGGACAAGCTGCTCAGCGTCGGCGTGATTTCGACCGAGGGCTACCTGGTCGAGTACAGCGGCGCCTTCGAGCGCGCCAAGCGCCGCGCTTTCGATGATGCGCGCGCGTCTGCCGACCGCGACGCCAGCTCTCTGGCGCCGGCGAGTACGCACCGGGTGGAGATCGTTCTCAACGGCAGGACAACGGCGATCGACACGGCGTCGCCGGATGCGGCGGCGGCCCTGATCAAGACACTGAAAGATCTGCAAGGCAGGGCTGCCTGATGGCGTTTCACTCGCTGTCCGGCATCAGTCTCGATGCCGACATGATCTGGGTGGATGAGTTCAACTGGCCGACGGTCATCCGCACAACGGAGTACGCGCTGACCGGTGCGCTGATCGTTGATTCCGGGCTCCGCCTGGCTGGGCGGCCGATCACGCTGCAGGGGGACCAGTCGGGCGGTTGGATCACGCGCGCGACGGTGGATGCGCTGCGCGTCAAGGCAAGCGAGCTGCCGGGCGAGTTCGTGCTGAGCCTGGCGGACGGGCGCAGCTTCAACGTGATCTTTGCGCCGGAGGATCCGATCAAGGCGGAGCCGATCTTCCCGATCCGCGACCCGGACGCAGCGTTCTGGTACGTGGCGACAATCAAATTGATCGAGGTGTAAGGCATGGCGATTCTGGATGGCGACATCGTGCTGCTGAAGTCCGAGGTGCTCGACGATGTGCCGGAGGGCGGCGGCATGGCGACCGGATCCGAGGTGGTCGACGGGGTGTCGAACAACCTCTTTCCGGACATCTCGGATCTGGACCGGACCTATGGCCGGATCTCGTTGCGCAAGGTGTTTCCGGCGGTGCTGACGGATGACGTCGACGGCTATTACGGAGCGCACGTGATCATCGCCCGAGCGCCCGATGACCCACGCGTGTCGGCGTCTCTGTTCACTACCAGGAGCTGGTCGGACGAGCGCACGGCGGCGCAGAACAAGCTGGAAAGCTATCTCGCGCTGGGGGCGGAAACGCGACTGACGCTGTACGGCAATCACCTCGCCGGGCAGCGCAGCGTGCAGGTGCATTGTGCGCACGCGACGGCGTCGCCCGGCGTCGGCGAGGTGCTGGGGCTGGTGCAGCGGGATGCGCCGACGAACTTCCAGTACGTGCGCGTGACGCGGATCATCTCGCGGGCTGACAACCAGGTGTTCACGGACCAGTACGGCGATTACCTGCGGGATGTGATCGTGCTGGAGATTTCGGATGCACTGCGCCTGGCGTTTACGGGCGCACCGGTGACGCGCTTCACCGCCGACTATTACAACCCGCCAACCCGGGTGCACTCGACCTTCGCGGCCGACGCGACGAGCTACTACGGCGTCTCGCCGCTGGCGCTGGCGGCCAGTCTGGGCGACCTGACGCTGAAGGCGGAGAGCGTCTATACCCAGCTCGTGCCTTCGGCGCTGTCCGAGGCGCCGATCATCGATGCGCGCTGCACGGGCGATCGCGAGCTGATCGTACCGATCGCCGGCGCGCCAGCGCTGTCGTTTTCAACGACGGTGACGACGACTCCGGGGCAGGTGGCGGTGCGCTACTTCGGTGGGACGATCGCGCGCGGCTCGCTGGCGCTGGCGATCGGCGGCGTCACGCTGATCGACGATGCGGCCGGGGCGATCGTGCCGCAATCCGGGTTCACGGGCTCGGTGGACTACGCGAGCGGCGCGGTGAGCGTGGCGCGCTCGACGGGTATCAGTGGCAGCGCGACTTACACGGCTGCGCAGGCGGCGGCGATCGCCGTCGCCGGCCACACCGAGAGCACGCCGATTTCGATCGGCAACCGCGGCTACAACTACGTGATCAACCTCTCGCCGGCGCCGGCGCCGGGATCGGTGAGCGTCGATTACATGGCGCTGGGCAAGTGGTACCGGCTGATCGACAACGGCAGCGGCAATCTGTCGGGCGATGACGGCGTCGGTACCGGAATCGTGGACTACGGCACCGGGTCGCTGGTGGTGACGCTGGGGGCGCTGCCGGACGTCAATACGGAGATCCTCTACAGCTGGGGGGCTCCTGCGCACTACACGCCGCAAGTGGGCGCCAGCGTGTTTCGTCCGCCGGCGATCAAGATCAGCGTGCCTGGCGGGGCGCTGCAGCCGGGCAATGTCACGATCACCTATCTCGCCAATGCGGTCACCAGGACGGTGACGGACAACGGCGCCGGCGGTCTTTCCGGCGATGCGGCCGGCGGCTGGGTCGACTACGCGAACGGCAAGATCGTCCTGCTGCCGAGCGTTCTGCCGGACAGCAATTCGACGATTCAGACCCAGTTCAAGCAGGGCGCGGCGGTGGTGGAAAACCACACGGCGACGGGCGCCTCGACGAGCTTCAGCCTGAGCCACCCGGTGCTGCCGAAGAGCCTGACCCTGACGTTTTCCGACGATGCGGGCGGCCGGTACACCGTGCGCGACGATGGTGCCGGCGCCCTGGTTCTGATCGCTGCGGATATGTCGGCAACCGGCTCCGGCAGCACCAGCAACACGGGCAACCAGGCGAGCGTGGCCATTGCGATCGCGTCGACGGCCGGAATCGGCGGCTCCATCAACTACGCCACCGGGGCGGTGGCTCTGGGCGGCCAGGTGACGCTACAGGCGACATCGCAGTCGCGCACGATCACTGGCAGCGACTACCGGCACATCGTGGCGACGCGGGCCTGGTCGGCGGCGAGTCAGACGGCTGTGGCTGCCGGCAACATCGTGGCCCGCTACCGGGTCGCGAGCGATTCCGCCGGGGCGCTCGATTCGCAGTCGCAAACGATCGACCCGCTGCAGCTCGACCTGCTGCCGACTGTCAGCAATACGCTGGTCCCGGGATCGCTGCGCTTCAGCCTCGGCGGCAGTGTGTATGTGGATCGCGGCGGATCGCTGATCCGCGACCCGTCGGCGAGCACCAACAGTGGCGCGGTGGCCGGAGCAGTGAACTACGCGAGCGGAGCTGTCAGTCTGAGCGACTACACGGGCGGCGGGTCACCCAGCGTGAGCGTGTCGTGCCTGACGCGCAAGGGGCTGTGGGAGGATTGGCGGTTTCGCTTCCGGGTGGCCGGCGCGCCCGTGCAGCCGGCGAGTCTGGCGATCCGAGCCAGCCGGGCGAGCGACAGCGTGCAGATCAGTGCCAGTAGCGCCCTCGATGGGACGATCAGCGGTGCCCAGGCGGATGGCACGGTGGATGCGCAGTTCGGCATCGTGACGCTGCATTTCGGCGAGCTGGTGTCCGATGCCGGGCTGTCGCCGGCGGAAAAGTCGGAGTGGTGGTATTCGGCGTCGCGAGTGTCTGGCGGCCAGATTTTCCGGCCATTGCTGGTGATGCCTGAAACGGCTCTGTACAACGCGGTGGCAGTCTCGAACTTGCCACTATCGGCCGATGTGCTCGGTCTGGATCCGGTGCGGTTGCCGGTTGACGGCCGTGTGCCGATGCTGCGCAAGGGCGATGTGCTGGTGATCCATCACACGGCGACAACCAGCGCGGCGACGGTGAGCAATGGTCAGACGATCAATCTCGGACGGGTGCGTATCGCGCGCCTGCGGGTGATCGGCAGTGACGATCAGACGATCACGGCTGGCTACACCCAGGATTTGGACGCCGGCACGGTGACGTTCAGCAACGTGTCGGGCTACGCGCAGCCTGTGCGCATCGAGCATCGCATCGAGGATATGGCGCTGTGCTCGGACGCGCAGATCAACGGCGAACTGATCATCACGAAGCCGCTGACGCATGATTTCCCCCTCGGCTCGTTGGTCAGCTCGGCTCTGATCATGGGAGACCTGCACGCCAGGGTCTCGCACTGGTTCGATCAGCCGACATGGACCGGAGTGTGGTCGGACGCGGCGATCGGCGGCGACTCGAGCGCGAGTTACAACACGACCGTGTACCCGCCGGCGGTGACCAACCGCGGGGCGATCCAGGAGCGCTGGCGGATCGTGTTCACCAATACGACCACGGTGAATGTGATCGGCGAGACGATCGGCCAGATCGTGACGGGGCATGCGATCGCCAACCCGTTGGCGCCGATTAACCCGGCGACTGGCGCGCCGTACTTCAGCATCGATCCGGCAGGATGGGGTGCCGGGTGGTCGGCTGGAAATGTGGTGCGGCTGAATACGGTGGCGGCCAACTTCCCGGTCTGGGTGGCGCGGACAGTTCTGCAGGGCCCGCCGGCGGTGGTCGATGATCAATTCACGATCGGCATCCGCGGCGATGTCGATACACCGTGATTTTCCTCTAGGAGCGACTGATGGCTGATACGTCCGTCAAGTACCTGCACAACATTATGCCTGGTGCGCCGGTGCTGTCTGGTGTCGCGGGATCCCTGATCAACGTGCTGGACGCGTGTCTCGTGAATGGCTTCGGGGTCTCGGCTGTGGCCAGTCTGGTGGTGGCTGGCGGGATCGCGACGGCGACGATCAGCGGCGGGCACAGCGGCGAATACGGCAGCGTCATGCTCGTGGCGGGCGCGACGCCGAGCGGGCTGAACGGCGAGAAGAAGGTGCTCAGCGTTGGCGGTGGTGGGACCACTCTGACCTTCGATGCGGCCGGTATCTCGGACCAGACGGCGACGGGAGCAATCACGATCAAGGTCGCGCCTGCTGGGTGGGCCAAGGCGTTCTCTGGGACGAACCTTGCTGCGTATCGCAGCGCGGACGTGGCGGCGACAGGTTGTTTCTTGCGAATCGACGACTCCGTCGGGAAGACGGCCAGAGCCGTCGGTTACGAGACCATGAGCGGCATCAGTACGGGCAGCGGCTCGTTCCCGACCGTGCAGCAGAGATCCGGCGGCACGTGGTGGACCAAGAGCGGGCAGGCGGACGCGACCGCGGTGCCCTGGTTGTTGGTCGCAGATGGGCGATTCTTCTACCTCCTCATGTTCTACAACAAGACCTACGGCGGCGGCGGAGGGGCATTCATGGCTTTTGGCGACCTCTTGCCGGTCAAGAGCGGTGACGCCTGGAGCTGCGTTCTGTCCGGATACGCTTCAGACAAGAGCGGCTCGGCGCCTGGGGATACCAACGACTACGGGGTATTGAGGAATAGCGCCGACGAGCTGTATCTGGCGAGGTCCTATACGGCGGTCGGGTCTGCAGCGCAGGCGTTCAAAGCGTTCCCTTTGCTGCTGCCGAGCACGGTGACCGGGTTTGCCAGCGGCAACGGCCCGATGGCGTATCCGAACGGGCCGGACCAGGGTTTGTACCTGACGCCACACCAGGTGTTCGAGTGGCCGTACAGTGCTCTGCGCGGGGTGTCGCCTGGGTTGTACTGCTGCCCGCAGAATCTCCCCGTGGGGCTATTCGCTCCCGGACAGTTGATTGCCAGCGCTGACAATCTGATCGGACGGGATTTGCGTGTGATGCTGTTCGGCGCCAGCACGGCGACCGGCGCGTTCGCGTTCTTCGACACCACGGGTCCCTGGAGGTAGCGATGCCCGGGAACTTGTATCTGCCGTGCCTCAGCGCAGGGCTGCATCTCTCTGGAGCGAACGGGGCAACTTCGTTTCCTGACCTGAAAGGGCATGGCTTTTACCGCACGGGCGCCGTGGCGATCTCGACGGCCCAAAGCCGTTTCGCCGGGGAGGGGTCGGCTTACTTCCCGGGGGGGGTCGATGATCTGATCAAGTGCAACGCGCACGCTGATTTCGGTGACTCTGGCGCTTCGATGGCGATCTCTTTTTCGATGTTCCCGACTGCGGCGCCAGTCGGGCAGGATGTCCGTTTGATCCAGGTGGGCGCCAACGGATCGTATGGATCATTTTTTCTGGCGTGGACCCCGAGCCGTCAGGTCTACTTCGGCATTGCGGCCAGCGGGACAAGCTGGACTGGTCAAACTGTCGGAGTCTTGGCGCTGAATCAGTGGCACGACGTGCTGTTCACGATGTTTGACGGGAGAGCGGCGCTCTGCGTCAACCGCGGCCTCGTCGGGTTTCAGGACAGTCAGTTCGTTCCGTACTCTGGGTTTCCGAAACGGGTGCAGATTGGTGGTGACGACTCCGGATTCCAGTCGGTGGACGGCCGATTCCAGGGGTATCTGAGCGAGGTCGAGATTCAATTGAAGCACGGCCGGCAGCCGCCGGCCGTGGCGCCTACAGGCCCGTTTCTCGATACGGTGGGCATCGGGATTGCCGGTGCCGGTCATGCGCCAACCGCGGCGATACGTCTCGCTCGTCCGGACGCGCGGATACTGGCGCCAGCGCTGCCAGCTTTGGCGCTCGACGTCGAGCACGGCGGGCGCGGGCGGGTGGCAGGCACGACGAAAAACGTCGGCGCGCCGGACTATCCGGTATCGCGCCGGGTTCGTCTGCTGCGCAAACGCGACGGGCTGCTGGCGCGTGAGTGCTGGAGCGACGCCGGCGGCAATTACCTCTTCGACAAGGTGCGCCATGATCGTGAGTATGTGGTGATGGCGCACGACCACACGGGGCTGTACAACGGGGTGGTTGCGGACACGGTTACGCCGGAGCTGATTACATGAGCCTGGTGTTCTCAGGCACAGTGCGGTCGGCGCGCGCGCAAGCCACGGTAAATCAGTTTGACAAGGCAGCAACGCCTGGTCGTTTGGAGCTGTACACGACCACGCAGCCGGCTCCCGGTGGTGCGGCCGGCGGCTCGCCCATCGCCACGATCACGCTGCAAAAGCCTTGCGGCACGGTGAATGCGGGGGCGATCCAGTTTGCCATCACGCAGCCGGCGCAGATCAACCCAGGCGGGACGGTGCTCTGGGTGCGAGGGGTCGATGGCGACGGCAACTGGGTGTGCGATGGCGACGTGGCTGTGAGTGGTACGCCCGGCGCCGCCTTCACGCTCGGCGACGTGGTGCTGTATGCCGGCGCTTTCGTGTTCCTTTTCAACGCGACGCTTACTGAGCCCTGAGCGGCCCGGCCGTGGTCGACCTGCTGTTCTCGGATGGGCCAGGCTCCCTGGATCTGGTTTTCGGATCCACCGGCACGCCGCCGGTCATCATCGTCTTGGGCAGCGCGTGCACCGTTGGCGCGGCGACGATGGCCGGGGTTCTGGAGTCCGGCGCGCTGCCGCTCGGATCTGCGGGGCCGTTGCCCGGTAGCGCCGGCACCTCGGCGATCGCGATCTCCGATGTGCCGGCGCTATCGATGCCAGCTATCCTCAATCCGGGCATTGCCGATCTGGCGATCAGCTACGACAACGCGGTCAATCGCGGGCCGTTCCCCTGGGCCGGCGCGTCATGGCAGGGTGCCGCGGCGCTGTCCCGCTTGACAAACGCGACACATCACGCGTCCGCTGCGGGCGAGGCCACAGTGGTTGTCGGGTGTGGGTCTGGATCTCCGCTGGCGACCAGCCTTCATCCACGGTGGCAGTTGATGGGCACGTCGCAGCGGCCAGCGTCCCGCTTCCCGTGGGGCGCTGGCGCGGCTCGACGGGCGCGATTTGGCGACCGTTGGGGACAGCTGGCGCGGCATTTGCGGCCGTCGTTCTCAGCGCCGTTCAATGAGGCAGCCCAGCGTGCGCGCGATGCGCGTGACGGCTGGATTGAGTTGTTTCAGCGGGCGCGCCCGGAGCTGGTCGCATCATGGGGGCCGGGCGCCAATCTGTCGTTCACGCTGGCGGTCGTCGCCGGCGCTGGCTTGGCGTATGGGATTGCTGGCGCTGTCCCTTGGCAGCAGGCGATGCGCCCGCCGCATGGCCGGGCCGGTGTTCCTGTCGATCCGCCTGGCCCGCCGGGGTATGTGCCGGCGACCGATCTGCTGTTCTGCGATGCTGCGCCAGCTTCTTTGGGTCTGGTGTTCGGTCGGCCGTGCATTCCTGTCGGACCAATTGCCGCCGTCGTCATACCTGTACGAAGGAGTTATGTCGTGATCAACGAAGTTGCACTGGTGCGCACCGACAACCAGAAGGCGCTGGCTCCGTTATCGCTGTCGGTGTCGATCGATGCCGATTCGTGGGTGTGGGGCTGGCAAGCTAGCTTGCCCGCGAGCAGTATCGCGGATGTTTTGCCCGGCGCGCCCGGTGCGCCGGTGGAGTTCGAGGCGACCATCAACGGTGTCAGCTGGCTGCTGCTCGCCGAAGGCGTGACTCGCGATCGGCGGTTTGCTCAGGCTCGGATCACTGTATCGGGCAGGGGCATCGCCGCAGAGCTTGGCGCGCCTTACGCGGCCTCAGTCAGTCGTAGCAACCTCGCCGACCTGACTGCCAGGCAGCTCATGGAGGCTGCGCTGACGATCAATGCCGTGCCGATCGGCTGGTCGGTTGACTGGCAGATCGTCGACTGGCTGGTTTCGGCCGGCGCATGGTCACACACAGGCAGCCACATCGAGGCCGTGACGCGCATCGCTCAGGCTGCTGGCGGGTACGTACAGGCAAGCCACAACAGCCGTAGTCTGGAGATCCTGCCGCGCTATCCGTTTGCGCCGTGGGACTGGGGCGGTGTCACGCCAGCGTTCTCGTTACCTTCTGCGGCGACCACTCGCGAATCGATCGAATGGCGAGAGAAACCCGCGTACAACGCCGTCTACGTGAGCGGCGAAGGTGCTGGAGTGCTGGCCAGGATCAAGCGTGCCGGCACTGCTGGTGACCGCGTAGCTCCGATGATCACCGATTCGCTGACGACTCATGTAGACGCTGCTCGACAGCGTGGCCTGTCGATTCTCTCAGACGTTGGTCAGCAGCAGCTGCTGACGCTCGATACCCCGCTGTTCTCCGGCGTCGGAATCTACCCCGTCGGGTCGTTCGTGCGGTTTGTTGACGGCGCCGATTCCCGGATCGGCATTGTACGCAGCCTGAGCATCAGCGCCGCCTTACCAAAGGTGCGCCAGATTGTGGAGCTCGAATGCCATGGCTAACCTTCTTCGACAGTTCCGCTCCCTGATCCCGGATAGCCCCTTGCTCGTTGGTGATGTCTCTGCCGTGGCCAACGGCATCCTGACAATCGAGCTGCCAGACGGCTCATACATCACCGCCCGCGGTGCCGCAAGCGTCGGCCAAAGGGTGTTCGTTCGCAGCGGTCTTGTGGAAGGTCTGGCGCCCACGCTCAGCTACCTGGAGGTCGACGTTTAGCCGTCTGGCTGGAATAAGGTTGCGCTACACGCAACCCGGAATGCCGGCAAATATCGTGCAAAAACGGCCTGAATTATCGCGCGCCGTTACAGGCGGCGATGACGTAGAGCATG